CCTTTACGATTAAAGGAATGAACGGAAGTGGGCTGGAGGTAACGGAAACTCTGACAGGACCCAATGCCGCAAGCGTGTACACTGCTAACTTGTATTCCCGTGTGGATCTAATCTACACAGACGGCACTACTAATGCAGTGACCGTTGGGGATAACGCTGGTTATGTGGACTTTGGCAATTTGTGCCGCCAGATAAACATAACCTCGGATGGGAACTCTAGTGCTCTTACATATACAGTCACAGGGCTGGACGTGTATGGGGCCGTGCAAACAGAATCGATTGCAGGGCCTAACTCAGGCACCACGGCAGGAACCCAGTTCTTTAGCTTTGTGTCTTCGGTGAAGTCTTCGGCTTCGGACAGCAACAGCGTAAGCGCAGGAGTTATTGCGGGCATCCGTGTTATGATTAACAATCAAGACACGCGCCTCAAGAACTGGTACATGGTGCAAGCTGCTAATGCCGCCAAGGCAGAGATTACCATGGAGAACGGGGCGACTTCTAGTGCGTCCGGTAGCTCTAGGCTAATCTTTAATCCCGGTCAGGGAGATGGGGTTGTTAATTATCCCAGCATTGGTGAATCAGGGATTCGATTCCCTGCCAGCATGAGCTTTGATATGCCGGTGGATGCGGATCTTCTTACCTCAGCCACGTTTATGTTTGATGGCTAACAGTAAGTTGGCTGCTGAACTTATGGCGCATGAGAGAGAGTGTGCTGTCCGGTGGGAAGCAATAGAGAAACGCTTGGCTCGTCTTGAGTTGATGAGTTGGGCGTTCAACATTGCTATTGTATCGGGGCTGTTTGCAATTGTGATGAAGGTTGTCTGATGTCTTCTGCCCGTGATGCAAAAGTTGCAAAGGTTATGGGTGAGTATAAACGTGGTACTCTTAAGAGCAGTTCAGGCAAGAAAGTTACGAATCGCAAACAAGCCCTGGCAATAGCTAGTAGTGAAGGAGATAGAGTTATGGCGGTCAAAAAAAAGAAGCCCGCAAAAAAGAAGCAGGGTTTCAACGCTCGTCTGGATGAGTCTTTAGGCTCGCGTAACAAAGCCAAAGGTAAGTTGGGTGCCCGTCGGCGTGAGAGCGAGGGCATGGAGAAGAAGATGGGCCGTCGCAAGTTTGCAGCGGTCAAGACCATGGATAAAGGCCGGAAGAAGAGGAAAGCCTGATGCCGACATTAAATCCGAAGACGGCCTCCAAAAACAAGGTCAGTAACGAAGAGGCGTATGGGAATATGCCTGTTCAGGTTGAGGGCACAGGTGGCGATGTTGGAGAAGCCAAGCAGCGCCGTGTCGCAGCTTATGGTAACAACAAAGGCGGTAATGTAATCAGGCAGACCAAGGGCCTGTATACTTACGGCCCTATGGCGTAGGGGGATAAGATGCGTAGTGATTATTATCGCAAACTGATTCTGGACAAGTCCGATGAGAAAGAAGCTGCTACTCGTAAAAAATGGGCGGATAGGGGAAACACTGGCCTGGAAATGGAGGATAAGGAGAAATTAAAAGATCTCGGGGATTGGGTTAGAGACGACAGGCTCATTGACGAATATGGAAAAGATGCTCCCAAGGGGAGGGGCTTTAGCACCAAGCGTGAGGGGGGCGGCATCGCCAGAGACAGGCGTGATGGTATGGCTATGGGTGGGCGCACTCGCCTTCCCAGAGTAGACGATTCCAAAGTCCTCATGGAAGCTGGTGGGTACTCCGGTGGCTTGGCTGAGAGTGGCCGTGGTACGATGGCTGGTGAGCTTGCTCCAAAAGGTTCCATGTCTGTGCGTGAGGCCGGTGAGGATATGCACGAACTCAGCAAGCGCAGGCGGGGCATGCAGGGTGGCGGCGCTGCAAGTTCTTATAACCGTCGCCACAACAACCAGAACAAGTAACCCGTTATGGCTGTTGAGACGACTGCCACTTTCAATCTTGATATAAACGAGATGGCCGAAGAGGCGTTTGAGCGTTGTGGTCTGGAGATGCGTACAGGTTACGATCTTCAAACCGCAAGGCGCAGCCTCAATCTTATGGGCCTTGAGTGGCAGAACCGTGGGTTGAACCTGTGGTGTATTGAGGAAAAATACTTCGACTTTACTCAGGGCACGCAATCGTACACGCTTGATGCGGATACCATTGATGTGATTGAGGCGGTTGTTCGGACAAACCCCGGCACCCAAAACCTACAGATCGACTCAAGTATCTCGCGGGTGTCTCCCGTTACATATGCGACAATCCCTGACAAGTTGGAGCAGGGACGCCCCAACCAGTATTGGGTGGACAGGCAACGCGCTGCTCCCGTTATTCATATTTACCCAACGGCAAGTAGTGATTTCACCAGCGCACAGTTTGTGTATTGGCGCGTAAGGCGCATGACTGACACGGGTATCAAGGGTTCTAACAACTATGATATTCCCGCGTTGTTTCTACCGGCTATGGTGGCGGGCCTTGCGTACTACATTGCCCTCAAGAAGCCTGAGGTGTCAGATCGTGTGGGCATGCTTAAGCAAATATATGAAGAGCAGTTCCAGCTAGCCGCAGAAGAGAACAGGGTCAAGGCTCCGTTCCGGTTAATTCCGCTAGCGGAGTATTACTCAGCATGAGTTATCCATACGCAAGAGGCAAGTATGCTTATGGGTACTGTGACAAAACAGGTTTCCGGTATCCGTTAAGTGAGCTTGTGTACGAAGTGCAGAAGGGAATACGCACGGGACTTCGCGTGGGTAAGGATGTTTTTGATCCTGACCAACCACAGAACTGGCTAGGAACTATTCCTATTAGTGACCCGCAGGCTCTGTTTGATCCCCGGCCTAATGGGGCCACGGCAGGCAGGGGGCTGTTTTCTTGGGACCCGGTGGGGGACGGTAACAGCGCGAAGGTCTTGGGAGATCAAGGCATGCAGACGATGCAGATTGATTCTGCTATTGGCACAGTGACCATTGTGACGAGTTGATATTATGGCATTAACATATTCAACATTAGTTCAGTCGATTAAAGATTATACGGACTACGAGGAAACAGTATTTGTTTCTCAGATAGACCGTTTTATCTCAAACGCTGAACAGCGCATCTTGCTTGATGTTCAGTTGCCTGTGTTCAGAAAAAATCAACAGGGCACGCTCAATGCAGACAACAAGTATCTTGCGCTACCTGATGATTTTCTTGCGCCGTTTTCTTTATCGGTTGTGTCGTCAAACACCTATGACTTTCTTCTGAACAAGGACGTTAATTTTATTCAAGAGTCTTATCCTGACACAACTGAAACAGGTAAGCCAAAGTTCTACGCGATCTTTGATGATACTAATCTTATCGTGGCCCCGATGCCCGACGCAGCGTACACGATGGAGTTCCATTACTTCTATGCGCCTGAGGGTCTGTCTGCTACGAACACGTCAACATGGCTTTCAAGTAATGCTTACGACTCGTTGTTGTATGCTGCTCTTGTGGAAGCCTACATCTTTATGAAGGGCGACACAGAACTGTTGAGCTACTATCAGGGGCGCTACCAAGAAACGCTGCCGAGGCTTAAGAACTTGGGTGAAGGCCGTGATAGAAAAGATGTGTACCGCTCAGGGCAACTTAGGATTCCTGTAACATGAGTTTAGAAGGATCAGTTGGAACTGGAGAGATCGGCCCGGTTACTGTTCATACTACCCAGAACAGGGGGCACTCTCCTGAAGAAATAGCAGAGATGTGTGTAAATAAAATTATGCACGTTTCTCAGGATGCACCGCCGCATGTTAAAGAGCAGGCTCTTGCCTATCGTGATAAGGTAAAGGCGGTGGTTGTAGAATATATGCAAAGAGCCGTGCAAAGTGATCGTACTACACTTTGGAATATTCTTAAAAAGGAAGGTTTCCACGACGAAGCCGAGATCATAAGGAGACTCTAATGGCAATCAACCAAGCAATGTGCGGCTCTTATAAGCAAGAGAGTACCGCAGGTATTCATTTTTGGGCACAGCATACTCGAACTGGGTCGAGTGCTATAGCCGCCGACACGTTCTATATTGCAATGTTCACTGCTAGTCGAACAGATGCCAATGAGGACCTCACTGGCTACACGGCAACGAACGAAGTCAGCGGCACTAACTACACCGCTGGTGGGCAAGCGTTGACCAGTGTTACTCTTGGCCTATCGGACAACAGCAGCGCGGTGCCCACGGCGTTCCTCGACTTCGCGGATACGACATGGAGTTCTTCCACCATTTCTAATGCCCGAGTTGCGGTTATATACAACTACACCTTGGCTACCGCAGGAACTGGCGCAACTGTAAACCACGCAGCAAAGCCATCTGTGTGCGTGTTAGACTTTGGTGGGAACAAGTCCTCCAGTTCTGGAGACTTCACCATTCAGTATCCTGCCAATGATGCGAACAACGCCATTATAAGATTGGCGTAGTCTATGTCCTCTGTAACCATTATCTTTGGCACTGGCTGGGGAAGAGCCGGTTGGAACCAGGGTGCGTGGAACGCAGGGGGTCTTAGTTCCTTATCTATGGCGGGCGCTGTTAATAGCGTCACGGCGGTAGAGGGCACGGGCGTATCGGTGTCTCCGTCTGCGGTGCAGGCAATCTTTTCTTTCGGCACTTACAGTGTCAGCGAGGGCACTGGCGTTACAATAGTAGAGTCAGGAGTGGCTGCTGCTTTTGCTATTGATACCGCATACGCAGTTTCTGGAAAGGCTGTCGTATCGCCTACGGAAGTGGGGAGTGTGTCGGCCAGTTTCTCTTTTGGAACTTTTGATGTTACGGGGGGAATTGCATTTTCTGTAACGGGCGTTCAGGCCGCTGGTACTACAGGGAATGAATCGGTTATTGAAGGGGCTGGCATTACGGTAACCGTAACAGGGGTACAGTGTGCTAGCGCGATTGCGGATGTATCCATAGCAGACATAATGGTTGGGGTGTCGGGGGTCTCGATTTCAACAACGATTAATTATCCAGTTATCTGGCAACCTATTGTTCCTGATCAGTCTCCGGGTTGGGTTTCCATAGGAAGCCGAGACGCAGCGTGAGGTAAAAATGGCAAGTACATATACAACAAACTTTGGCATTGAGAAGATTGGGTCTGGTGATCAATCAGGATCGTGGGGAACTACGACCAACTTTAACTTGGACATCCTAGATCGTGTGGCTTCTTTCAAGGCCGTTG